GAGATTGTTTCGGTTATCGACAACATCCTTCTTTATGGCCGTGGAGTTTCCAAGGTGATCTGGAACGAGGACAAGAAGCGTATTGACTTCGAGGCGATTGATCCCTTCCATATCATCGTACCTTCGTACACCAAGGAATTCAAAGATGCCGATTTCATTGTTCACATCATCTCAACGAGCGTCGATTCCTATAAGGCTAACCCCCTTTACAAGCAGGACGAAAACTTTATCAAAATCATTTCGGGTAAGCCGTCCAAATCGGTGGGCCTACGAAGTGAGATTCAGGACGAGATTTACCGCCGTGAGGGAATTACCCAGGAAGCTGAGAATGATCGCATCATTCTTTGGGAAATGTATACGCCCTCCGAAGACGGATGGAAGGTCGAAACTTATAGTCCGCTGGTTGTCACCGAGGATGTAAGGAAGCCGTTCATCCTTCCCTACCGCCACGGCGAACCTCCTTTCGTTGATTTCCCCTATGAAGTTACAGGGGGCGGTTGGTACAGTCCACGGGGAGTTGCAGAAATTCTCCTCCCTGGAGAGAATCTACTCAACAAGCTGAAGAATAGCCTGAGTGATTACGTTGAACTGGCCAACCGACCCGTTTTCGAGGCTCAGAATCCGATCAGCCTCAACACTGCCAACCTCAAGATGCAACCCGGCCAGATCCTTCCGCAGGGGTTGAAGCCGGTGCAATTCAGCCAACCTCCCTTCGACTTCCAGCGTCTTATGCTGGAGGAGCGGATGCTGGCCGAGGCCCGGATGGGTAATCCCGATTTCGGTGCCGGATCGCAGTACCAGGTTTCCGACCGCAAGACCGCCACCGAGATTTCAGCGTTGCAGGCACAAGCCGCCGCCTCCGGCGATCTTCGTAACCGCATATTCCGCATGGGGCTTTCTCATTTGTTCAAGCAGTGTTGGTCGCTCTATGTCCAGTACAACAAGCGTGACCTTATGTTCCGCTATGCCGAGGAGACCGGTGCGATGCCACCCGAGGGCATCCATGAAGAGTACTCGATTGAGCCGAAGGGCGGGTTGGACTTTATCAACCGCCAGTTCTCGCTCCAGAAGGCAGTCGCCCGGATGCAGATGTTCCAGGGCAATCCTTTCGTCAACCAGGGCGAACTGGTCAAGTCCGTCATCGAACAGGACGACCCCAGCCTTGTGCGCCGTCTGTTCCAAGACCCTCAAGCCGGAATGGGCGACCAGGGCGAGGATCAGGCGACCGAGATCGCGACCATGCTCGCCACCGGCTTCCCGGTCCAGATCAAGCCTTCCGACGATCACAAGATCCATATCCAAGTTCTCTTCCAGTTCAACCAGGCAGCCCAAGCTCGCCAGCAACCCGTAGACCAGGTTGCCATGCAGGCGATCATGCAGCACCTCCAGCAGCACTTGGCTGCCTTGGAACAGGTTGACCCCAACACATCCCGCGCCATCCAGAAACAGCTTCGTGATGCGGCCAAACAGGAAATGCGTGCTGCCGAGCAGATTGCTCCGCAAGCCGCACAACCCGCCGCTCCGATGCCTGCTTGAAGGTTCCGGTAATGCGACCGCCCTTCCAGCAGGAGGGGTTGGCAAAACTTTGCCAGTGGGCAAACGAGAAGGGCGCAAACGGCAAGGCCGTGGAGATCGGCGCGTATAGCGGTGAGGGAACCGAGGTTATTTCCAAGTACTTCAAAGAGGTTCTGGCGGTCGATCCCTGGATCAACGGCTACGACCTAAACGATGTTGCCAGCCACCAATGCCCGATGAAGTTTGTTTTTGAGGCTTTCCAGAACCGTACCAAGGGTCTTGGTAACGTATCCTTTAGCCGTGGGAAAAGTCTTGACGCTTTGGAGTTCGTTGGCGATGAATCGCTTGACCTAATCTATGTTGATGGCGATCACAGGTATGAAGCGGTTGTGGCAGACATCCAGGGGTGGAAGCCGAAACTGCGTAAAGGCGGGGTCTTGGCTGGACACGATTGGTCCTTCCCGGCTGTACAGAAGGCTTTATCCGAGACTCTTGACGGCAAGGAAGCCGCGCTTTTCCAAGGTGACTCTTGGGCGGTAGTGGTATGAGAAAGCTTAAGGCCATACTGTCCTTCATCCGAAACCAGGAGTGGGTGGACGAACCCAAGTGGGAGGATGAGGACGAGAAGGCTTGGACTGCCTTTTTAGCTACCCCGACAGGCCGCAAGTTAAGCCTAATCCTTTTGAACCTAACCCTGCGTCAAAATGCATCCGCAATCATGAAAAATCATGATAGACTTGCGGAGGCGTGTGGATGGGCTAAAGGTTATAGAGGTTGTGTGGCGACCTTAGAATCGCTCGCAACCCAAAAACTTAACTCCGCCATCTCAGGCTATGGGGATGGATCGGATGAACCAGTAGCCGATTAACCTCACCGCCGAATGACTCCCGGCGAATGGGTGTAAGAAAGGGTCAAATGGCTGATTCGAATAACCTGACGGAAGCGGATATTCTGGCGATGGCGCAAGCGGCTGACGAGGGACGGGACTACAATCCCATTCCCAAGGAAGACGAGAAAGCCAAAGCTGAAACACCCGCACCCGAAAAGGCTAGCGGAGATACCGAGCAGAAGCCCGCGCCTGCCGAGGAAGCCGAAACCAAACAGGAAGCTTCGAGTGAAGTTTCCGCCACTGAGGAGAAATCCGAAGAGGCAAAAAGTTCTTTAACAACGCAACCTTCAGAAGACAAGTCGGAGTCGGCTTCCGAACAAAAGAAGCCGTCCCGATACGAGAAGGCCAAGGGCAGACTCGAAAAAGAGTGGGAAGATGTCCGAGCGGAAAAAGCAAGACTCAAAGCAGAGCGTGAAGCCATCGAGCAGGCGAAAGCCCAGCGGGAGGCTTCGCAGCCTGGTTCTGAAACGCCGAAAACTGGAAATCGACGCTTTAGCGCGGACGATTACCGGGAGGCGGCAAAGAGCTATCGTGAAGAAGGCCGCGACGATCTTGCAAAGCTCGCTGAGACAAAAGCCACCGAAGTCGAGACTGAAGAGCGCAAGGAAATCGAGCAGAAAACCCAAACCGAACTAAAATCGGCCTGGGACAAAAACCTGCTTGAGGAGGTCGAGGCCAACCCCGATCTCAAGGATTCCAATAGCTCTCTCTACAAGGCCGTCTCTGAAATGCTGCAAAACCACGCGATCCTCCGCAATTACCCTGCGGGAATCAAGGATGCGGTTGGGATTGCCAAGATCAGGCTCCAGGCGGAAACCGCCTCCGACTTGAAGAAGAAGGTTGCAGAGTATGAGCGAGAACTCGCTCAACTCAGAAAAGCGACGACACCGGCTTCCAGCCAACCGTCAGGCCCGGCCAAGACCAAGTCTTTCAGCGAACTCTCGCTAGACGAGCAGGAACGCGAATTGATGAGGATGGCAGGCGAGGTTGATCGGAACGGTTAGTCACAACAAAGGATATAACTACAATGGTCACTACTGGTTCAGTAACCGCGCAGTTCCAGACGTACTTCTCGAAGGCGTTGCTGGAGCGTGCGCTCCCCTTGCTCCAGATGGAGCAGTTTGCTATGAAAACCCCCTACCCGACCAAAACGGGTGGGAACAAGACGATCCGGTTTTTCCGGTTCAGCGATCCGAGCATCAGCGCAATCGCCAACCTCTCCGAAGGCACCACGCCTTCCAGCGGTGACGAGCGCGATCTGACGCTCTCCTCGGTCGAAGCGACCCTGGTTCAGTACGGTTCCAAGATCATCCTCACGGACGTTCTCTTGGCCACCGAGCTGTTCAGCCACCTCGCCCAGGCCACCAAGCAACTCGGCGAAGATGCCGCGCTGCACGCCGACACCCTCTGCCACCGCGCTCTGGTTCAGGATTCCTCGACCAGCACTGGCACTGGCGTTGCCGTGAAGTCCTACGCTCGTTATGCCCAGAACGGCACTAACGGCACGACCTTCGGCACGGCCTCCACCCCCAACAGCAGCATGACCGCCACCGACCTTCTGGACGGTGCGACCAGCCTGTTCATCGCCCGCGCTCCCAAGATCAAGGACGGCTACGCCCTCGTGGCGCACCCCGCCGTTATCCGCGATCTCCAGCAGGACGACGATTGGCTGAAGGTCTCCAGCTACTCCGCCCCGGATCAAATCTTCAAGGGCGAAACTGGCAAACTGTTCGGCGTGAGCGTGATTAGCTCCACCAACGTTCAGACGTTCAACACCTCCGCCTCCGGCGTGGGTGAAGCCACGGTCAGCACCGGCGCGGTCTACGCGAATGTGTTGCTCGGTGGTGGTGCGTTTGGCGTTCCGAGCCTGTCCTCGGTCGCCGCTTCCGGTTCGCCCTTCGCTCCGAAGGTCACGATTCTGGATGCCGCCGATAAAAGCGACCCCTACGGTCAACGTGTGGTCGCTTCTTTCAAGACGTTCTACGCTGCCAAGCAGCTCGACCCTCGGTTCTTCCGGGTGTTGTTCAGCAAGTCGAACTACTCGTAATTCTAATGGGAGCCATGCTGATTATCGGTATGGGTCCCCGGAAGGCGGGGGAGGGTAAAACCTCCCCCGCTCCTTCCACCAAGGAGAAGTCGATGAAAGAAGGTATGGTTAAACTTCCTCTGTCCATGTTCGAACTCGGTGATGGCGAGGAAAACGCCAACCCCGAAGTCGGCGACATGGTGGAACTCGAAGGCAAGGTGGAACGGATTGACGGCGATATGGCCATCGTGAGCGTGAGCAATGCGATGTCCGAGGAGCCTGAAGCCGAAGAATCCAACAAGCCGGAGATGTCCGAGGAAGACCGGATGATGAAGATGGCCGAGGAATCCGACAAGGAGAACTACTCCTAATGCCGATCTACCAGTACGAAGACACCCGAAACGGATCTGTCGTCGAACTGGAGAAGCCGGTTGCGGAGCGGGACTCAGTCCCGCGTTACCTTAAAAGGTTCCAAGTGCCACAAAGATTGAGCCTGGTGGGGGTTGGCGAACCCCTCGACAATCCGCTGGGAGTCAATCAAACAAATCTTATGAAGGGGTATTACCGCCAGGAACAAAAACTTGGCAGTAGATTCAAGAGTCGGCACACGCCAGATAGCATCAAACGTGCGGCGGCTCAAAGGAGATAAATTATATGGCGAAAGAATTTGTACGTTCCGAACGTAAGGCCAAGGGGAAAGCTCTGCGCTTTGATGCCCAAGGCTTCACCAATGTGTTTGAGATCACTGCGTCCTCCAGCGGCGGCACGGTTAACACCGTTGCAACCGCCCCGGCTTCGCTCAACGTGACCCTCAACGGTACTTCCTACCGCATCGCACTGCACAGCTAATGCGCCTTCTATCCAGACTTACTCTGGGTGAAGCGGGGACGACCATTGCAACCTCTGCTTCCACCAATGATGGATCTTTCGATGGCGTTACGGCTCTTTCGGCTGGAACCATCGGACTGACCATCAGTGGCGTGACGCACACAGGACTCGCCTTAGCTGGCGGGGCAACGGTTGTTGGGGATATTTCCCAGGTGATCCTGTCGTCCGGTGGGCCTATCGCAATCTACGTCCGCAAGGACTAAATTTGTGGTTAGGGCGTTGACGCTCTGCCTTCTGCTTGCCGGGTGCAAGCCGGAGCAGAGCGTTGACGACTTCCCAGAAACCATCTACCCTAATACACCAACGATGCAGAGCGCAGTTGACGCAATGGAGACAAAATAATGGGCCGCCAGTGGAATACGATTATTGAAAGCTTGGGACCGCTATCCGGCGGGACCATGTCGATTAACGCCAATCTCACCGAGATTGAGGCGTTGCTTACCACGCTTCAGGCGGATGTAGCGGATGGCATTCCGCCCATTCGTGGCACGACCAGCACTGGAACTTTGACTGCTGGCACAACCAACGGAACCCTGTTCGCCACCAACTCCACCCGCAACTATCTTTTGGTGCA